TGCTGCGGCGTCTGCCGACGCCTCGCCGGACGACCCAACGCCGGCCGCCGGACGACCGGCAAACAGCCGCAAGAAAGCCGGAGGCAGAGTAGACCAGAGTAGAGAAGATAAGACAAGAGAAGGTAATACACCCCCTTCCCCCTCTGACGAGGGGAGTGACAGCGGCACGAAGTCGCTCGTCGAGGCCAGATTTCTCGAGTTCTGGAAAGCCTACCCGAAAAAGACCGGCAAGCAGTACGCTCTGAAGGCGTGGAACAAGATCAAGCCCACCGCTGAGCTCCACGAGAGGATCATGCAGGCGGTCGACGCTCAGAAGCGGAGCGACCAGTGGCGCCGGGAGAACGGGCGCTACATACCGAACCCGAGCACATGGCTCAACGGCGGCTACTGGGACAATGAGGAGGTGAACGAAGGTGCAGAAAATCAGCGAGATCCTGAACAGCCCGACAGCTCCGGCCGAGACTGGGGCAAGGGCTTCAAGCCGGCCGACGACGAGTGACGCCGGTAACTGGATCTGGAGCAACGACGAGCGCCTCGCCGGCCGTCCCGGAGTCCCTGAGCCCGTCCCCTGCGAGTTCTGCGGCGCCCTGCGCTACCACAAGGGCATCCAGCTCGGCAACCGCATCCTCTGGCCTCCCTACGGAGCCGAGCGATGCACCTGCCCCGAGGCCGTGGCTGCCTATGAGAAGGCGAAGGCAGAGCGCGAAGCTGCTGAGGCCGCAGCCGCCAAGGCTGAGGAGGAGAAGAAAATGCGGGATCGCATCAAGCGCATCGTCGGCGAGTCAGGCATGGGCGACCGTTTCCTGCGGCGCACCTTCTCCACCTTCCAGCTCACCGACGACAACAAGCGAGCAGCGGCAGCCGCCCGGCGCTATGCCGAAGGCTTCGACGCCATGCTGCCGCAGCCCGGTCGTCAGGAACCCGGTCGCAACGGCCTGTTTATCGCGGGCCCGCCGGGCACCGGCAAGACCCACCTCGCCGCTGCCATCGCCAACCACCTGATCGCGCAAGGCAAGCCGGTCATCTGCATGACGATGATCGACCTGCTGGAGCGCATCAAGCGCACCTACTCCACGACCGGCGGCAGCGAGAGCGACGTCCTGAAGATCTACAAGACCGTCCCGCTCCTCGTGATCGACGACATCGGCAAGGAGCCGCCGACCGAGTGGGCGATCTCCACGGTCTACAACATCATCAACGGCCGCTATGAGGCATACCTGCCGACCATAGTGACCACCAACTACGACACCGAGGCCCTGATCGACCGCATGACACCGCGAGAAAGCCACGACAGCATGACGGCCCGGGCCACCATCGACCGGCTCATGGAAATGTGCAGGGGCATCACCCTCACCGGCCAGAGCTGGCGCAGCAGGTGATCGAGATCCGCGAGACTACGCTCAGAGAGGCCAACGCCTACGTCGAGGAGCTGCACAGGCACCACGGCAAAGTCGTCGGCCACAAGTGGAGCCTCGCAGCCTACAAAGACGGACGCCTCTGCGGCGTCGCAATCGTCGGAAGGCCGACCGGCCGCTACCTCGACAACGGCAGCACCCTCGAAGTAACACGACTCTGCACGGACGGCACGCGGAACGCCTGCTCGGCGCTTTACGCAGCCTGCGCCAGACGCGCAAAGCGGGAAGGCTACGCCAAAATCATCACCTTCATCCTCCAGAGCGAGCCCGGGACAAGTCTCAGGGCCGCAGGCTGGACGCTGGAGGCCGCAAAAGCCGGAAAGCCACGATGGAACAAGGAACGATACGCCGCCAAGCCCGTGCAGCTCTCTCTTTTCCCGTCGAAACAGCCACCGGCCGAGTACAAACAACGATGGGCGAAAGCCTTGAACCAGAAGGAGGACACGACAACATGAAAAAGGTTTACATCTGCTCCCCGTGCCGCGGGGACTACGAGAACAACATCCAGCGCGCCAAGGAGTACAGCCGCGCGGCTGTGGAGAAGGGCGTCATCCCCGTCACCCCGCACATCTATCTCACGCAGTTCATGGACGACAACGTCCCCGAGGAGCGTGAGCTGGCCCTGAAGATCGGCAGCGAGCTGGTGCTCGGCTGCTCCGAGCTGTGGGCCTTCGGTATTGACCACCCTTCGGCCGGTATGGCCGCGGAGATCGAGCTCGCCAAGGCGCACGGCATCCCCGTCCGCAACGGCTTCAAGGCCATCAGCGAGCTGAAGCCTGACGAGGAGCCCGAAAGCGGCGAGGAGGACGATCCCGACATCGGCAGCGTGACGATCCACCTGCCTGCCCGCGGCGGCTCCATCCACGTCCACCTCGACGGTGCCACCATCCTCACGCTCGCCGACCGCCTGATCTCCGATCCGGGCGTCCACATCGAGATCGGAGGCTGAACGCCGTGACGAAGTACGACCCGAGAAAGAACGCGGAGGGCTACAACGACCCGACGCCCTACGCAGCCGAAAAACACATGATGGCGCAGATCCGCGGCAAGCAGGCCAGAGTCGCCGGCGGCTACTTCGAGAATATCATCTCGGCCTCGTGCAACTACTACCTCAGCCGCGGCCTCGCAAAGATCGAAAAGACGCCGGAGCCCATGAAGCCCCTCGGCGCCAAGAACCGCAAGGGCCAGTTCCTCGCCTGCTATACCAAGCAGGCCCAGCCGGACTATGGCGGCACCCTGAAGGGCGGCCGGAGCATCTACTTCGAGGCCAAGCACACCGACGACGAGCGCATCGAGCAGCGCCGGCTCACTCAAGAGCAGCAGGACGACCTCGAGGCCCATCACAAGCTCGGCGCCATCGCCTTCGTGCTCGTCTCCGTGAGCCTGACGGACTTCTACCGCGTGCCGTGGCCCGTCTGGCGTGATATGGCCGAGATTTACGGCCGCAAGTACATGACGCACGCAGAGCTCTCCCGCTACGAAGTACCGGCGACGGCCGGCTTCATCAAGTTCCTGCACGGCATCGAGTCGGAAGTGCTCGGAAAGGAGGCAACAACGTGATCCCGTTCCCGGATAAGAAATACAGCATCATTTACGCCGACCCGCCGTGGAGTTACAGCGACAGCGGATGCTCGGGCGCGGCTGCCGCGCAGTACGCGACCATGAGCATCAACGAGCTGAAGCAGCTCCCCGTCAACCCTGCGGGGGGGGGTATAGCTGCTGACGACTGTGTGCTCTTTATGTGGGCCACATACCCGAAGATGCAGGAGGCCCTCGACCTGATCGAGGCGTGGGGCTTCAAATACAAGTCGATCGCCTTCCAGTGGATCAAGCAGAACCGCAGCGGAAACGGCTACTTTTTCGGCCTCGGCCGCTGGACTCGAGGTAATACCGAACCTTGCCTGATCGCTATCAAAGGCAAGCCGAAGCGCATCAGCGCCGGCGTCGGTCAGCTCGTGTTCTCGCCGCTGCGCAGGCATAGTCAAAAGCCTGCCGAAGTGCGCGACAAGATCGTCGAGCTGATGGGAGACCTACCCCGCATCGAGCTTTTTGCCCGAGAAGCCGCCCCGGGATGGGACGTGTGGGGCAACGAAGCACCGACGCCTGAAGTCAAGGACGCGCCAGCCGACAGCGTCGAGCTGGCCGGAAAGGAGGAAACACATGAACCAGACAACCAAAGAGACCCGGCGCCGCAGCTATGACGCCGTACTCCCCAAGCGGGCTGCCCGCTGCCGCCTGATCCTCGAGACCCTCGGCAACCGTGAGCTCACGGCCAGCGAGATCACTGAGGAGCTCGTCGCAGCCGGCCGGATCCCGTACTTCAACCGCAACTACGTCGCCCCACGGCTCACAGAGCTGAAGGAGATCGGGATCCTCACGACGGTCGGTCGCCGTAAGGCCACCCGCTCGGACGCCACCGAGGCCGTGTGGGCCAGAGCGGAGCCTTCAGGCCCCACGGGACAGACGGCCGCAGCCTACGCAGACAACCCGACCGAGGCCGAGCAGATGACGCTCGGATCGGCCACCTGAAAAGAAAGGAGAAACCCCATGAACGAACAGAACCAGCGCGACAGCATCATGTCGATGGCCCGC